TCTGATAATATGAAGTCTTCCAACCGTATTTGTATGTAGTTAGAAGATCTTGTGCCATCACTGAGACGGGGACTTCATTGTCTGGGTACTGGGTTGGATTGTAACTCCAGTTTCCACTGATTGCCTGGTCAAAAAACTTCTGCATAACAGCGACAATATTAATATAACCCCTATTAGACTCCATGTCCCAAAGGAGCGTGTAGTTGTTCTTAAGAGTTGCATACTGGGGAACAATCTGTTTGAGTGGTCCCTTTTTGCTTTTCTTAATGGACAAATACCCTCTAGGTGGTTCAATTCCATTTGTTGCGTTTGACACAACGGAACTGCTCTCTGATGGCATCTGAGCAGACAATGTTGAGTTCCGTACTCCGTGCTCTTTGACCCGAAGTCTAAGATCCTCCCAATCATAGTGAAGCTCATTTGGAACTATTTCATCCACATCATGTTTATATGTATCGATTGGAAGAATTCCGTTTCCATACTTTGTTCGGCTGCTATACTCACAAGCACCTTTCTCTTTGGCAAGGTCCACTGTAGCAGAAATCAGGTAATATTGGAAGGCTTCAGTCAGTTTATGGACTGCATCCCAGGCACCTTTATCGCTGTAATTGAACCCCTGCTTCGCCAGGAAGTGCGCTAAACCGATGTAACCAATTCCCAGTGAGCGGCGTGCCTTTGTGGCGGTTTCTGCTGCTGTGATGGGGTAGTTCTGAAAATCAATAAGTTCATCAAGACTCCTAACAGCAAGATCGCAAAGAACTTGGAGATCTTCCAAATCCCTAATTTTTCCAACGTTAACAGCACTAAGAATGCAAAGAGCAATTTCACCATCGGGATCATCAATGTGTTGAAGTGGTTTGGTCGGAAGAGTAATCTCCTGACACAGGTTGCTCATCTCAATTTTATCCGTAAAGGAAGAGTGAGAGTTGCAATGGTCAATATTCATGATGTAGAGGCGACCAGTCTCTGCACGTTCTTTCAGGAGGTCCAGAAAGAGTTCTTGAGCGCCGATAGACTTGCGCGGAACTGACTCATCAGATTCATAACGAACATATAATTCATCAAACTCATCAGTGCCAAAAGCATCATACAGACCTGGAACATCGTGAGGGCTGAAGAGGGAGATTTCTCCGTTCTGAATAAATCTTTCGTAGAAAAGTTTTGAGATTTGAATCGAATAGTCAAGTTTCCTCACGCGGTTGTCTTCTGTGCCCTTGTTGTTCTTCAGGACGATGATGTCTTCGATTTCCTGATGCCAGATAGGAAAGTGGACTGTAGCTGACCCACCTCTGATGCCGTTTTGCGTGCAGCATCGGACAGTTGCTTCAAACTTTTTAAGGAAGGGGACCACGCCTGTGTGTTGTACCTCTCCGCCTCTGATTTTA